TGTCATCGGGCACCACGGCCGCGACGACTGCGGCCAGGTCGGCTCGGACAGTCGGGCCATCACTCATGCGATCCCGAACGCGACGCGCTCGCCGATCAGCATCATGTCCACGTCCGGGATGCTCTGGCGAACGTAGGTGGCCATATCCCACCCGCCGGCGACACCGAACGGGACTTCGGGCGACTTGTAGAACCGCACGGCCGCGGCGATGGTGGCGGCGCGCCAGGTCGCGAACGGCACGGCAACGGGGACGATCACGAGCGGATCAGGGGACGGCGGGATCTCCGCGTCAAGGTCCGTTCCGACGATCGTGTACCCGAGCACGTGCAGGACGTGGCGCGTGGCCACGAGCAGCGCCAGATTCAGCCGGAGCGCGTTGCCGTCGCCCACGGCACCCAGCGCCGCGCGCATCTCTTCGGGCGCCGCGAACGTGTCCAGCTCCCCGAGCTCCCAGGTCGGAAGCTCGGGGAACGTGTACGCCACGTCTACGGCTCGTTGGTCAGGAGCACCACGCCGTCAGGGATCAGCACCACGCCGGCGCCGAGACCCCAGTAGGCGACGTTGACGCCCAGCCGAGCGGCATCGTTGGCCTCCAGCGTGAACGGGCCATCCTCGTACCAGCCCGCGGCCTGGCGGTTGGAGATGATGCCCGTCGCCGCGGCCATGTCGACGTTGCCGAGCGTGATCGTCAGCCCGGAGATCGAGATCGAGAGGTTCCGCGCCGAGCTGACCGCGGACGCATTCATCGGGCCGGCGTCGGGATCGACACCCAGCGATCCGGCCTTGATGTACAGATCCTCAGACAGCACCGCGACGCTCGCCGGCGAACCGGTGGCCCGCTGGATCGCGACGGATGCCGTGAACAGCGCCGCGCGCAGCAGTGCGCCCGTCGTGTCCGTCGAGCCGTCGTAATCGACGGATCCAGTGCCGCCGGCGACCAGCGCATCGGTGAATGCGTCATCGGTCACCCTGGCGTACTCGGCGAGCATCACGCGGGCATACAGCTCGCGGTAGCTCGGCGAGCTTCGCCGGATCAACTGGATCGAGATGTCCGACGCTCCGGCGTAGGTCAGGATTGCCTCGGTCTCCCGGCTGAACTTGACGATCCGGGACACGACTTCGGTCTTCTCCGTCGCCTGGACGGCGATCGCGCGGCCGGCGAGCGGCACCAGTGCCGGCCAGTCGATCTCCATGCCCGACGCGGGCAAGCTGCGAGCGCCGCCGAATGCCTCAATCGTCGGGCGGGCTGCGCTGACGATCCCCACCGCGTCGGTGAGGTGTGCCGGCGGCATCAGCCCCGGGTTGTCCGTCGTGATCTGATCGAGCAGCGCCCGATCATGCAGCGTGCGGTACGCGTCGGCGATGGCACGCGCGTAGTCGCTCGGCCTGTCGCCCTCGTTGCGCTCGTGCGGCTCGCCGATCGCGCGGAGCAGCAGATCGCCGAGTGACGTGGTTTCCCACGACTCGGGGCGCGCGTCGGCCGCGGGCACCGCGGCCTGTGCGGCGAGTTTCACGAAACGGTCATCGATCTTATCGAGCCGGCCCACGATCGGCTGCAGCGCCGAGCGGATCAGCACGTCCGCATCGTTCGATGCCGCACCCAGCGGTTCCATCGGATCTCCGGTACTCACCACGTCAACCATTCCCGAACCCTCCTGGCTACGGACGGCTAGCACGCCGGCCCCTGCGAACACGCCACGCTCGACTATGGCGACACGCCATAGCTCGGCGGCCTGGCGAACCAACACGCCGTCACGGCGGGCTGTCTTGGTTGGCTTGAATGAGACGGACGCCTGCGTCACCACGCCGTCATCGATGAGCGTCAGCAGCTCATCGCCCGCCGGCGTTCGCGAGATGCGCGACGTCAGGTACGCGGCGTCTTCGCGTTCCTCCAACGTCTCGCCGCGGCCGACCAGCGTCCCGCCGTGGCGTTGACTCTCGATCGTGACCGTGGTCGGATCGACCCCCGCGAACGCGCCACGCTCCCATGACTCGCGGCCCTGTGGCGTGTTCGCCACCTGGCCCCACGGCATGATGCGGATCTCCACCGTGCGGCCGTCGCCCCCACTGTCTGCACGGTGGAGGATCGTCGCGGGCAGCTCGTGGGGATTCACTTGTGAATTCACTTGTTGTGAATCAGACATTCGCGGGCACCTCAATGCGGAACGTCGGAAGCGCCGGCGTGGGCGCGAACGCCGGCGCCGACTGGATCTCGCCGTCTGTCGGCCAGCCCTCGAACCGGCGAGCCTCGGTCGCGTTCAGGACGCCGGCCGCGATCGCTTCCGCGTACAGCTTCACGCGGCCGGCCAGGTCGAGCCGGAAGAGATCGTTGGTATCGAACCGGACCGTTTGAGTCCGCGGTACCAGCGTGGATAGGTAGCCTTCGATCGGTGTCAGGTAAGACGGCGTGCACGTGGCCCGCACGAGATCGTCGAGAGCGCCGCCGGCGTTCGTGTACACGATCGTCGCGCCGGACGTCTCCACGTGCAGCAGGGGCGCCGGGATCCCGAGCAGCCTGGCCGTGATCGTCGCGCCGTAGGCCCGGGACTCCTGTAGCTGCGACTTCTGAGCGTCAACGTTCGGAAACTCGACGTCGAGCCCGCCGAACAGGACGGCCGGCGTGGGCGCCTCCGTGTTGTGCGCGGCCATCCACTGCGCTTTGAGCCTCTGAGCCTCTTCGGGTGAGCCCTTGCCGGCGCCCTTGATGACCGCGGACGGCACGCCGGCGGTCGTGAAGTAGCCGAGCGCGTACAGCTCCGCGGCGTTCACGACTGCCAGGGCGCCCAGTCCCATGATCAGCGGGGAGCGGCCGTGTAGCTGTCCGGGTGGTCGGCCGATCGTCAGATGGATCAGGTCGCGGGTGAGATCCGGTCCCTCCAACCCACGCCACGAGTAGACGGGCAGGAAATGCGCCTTATCCCATTCAACGCGGACCTCTCCGGGATCGAGCACGATCATCGATCGCGCCAAATCGTCGTCGTCGCGGTCGACCACGAACCAGTACGCGTCGCCGCCCCTGCCATGCTGCGAGCGCATCGCGAGCAGGCTATAGATCGTCTGGTAGTAAAACTGCGACCGCGATCCGAACGGCGCCGGCTGGGTGAGCAGGCGCGGCTGGTCGAGCAGCGCGACGCCATCTCGGTACGCGATCGGGCGGAACATCGACGGGATCGCGCAGAGCAGCTCGACGGCCCGGATGACCGCGGGCATCTCTAGCGCCTCTTCGAGCGTGAACGTCGAGATCCGCCATGCGATCGCTTCCGCGATCTGCTGCTCGACGCTCAATGCCAACCCGGGCGGGTCGGACGTTTCGGGGACGGGATCGGGGACGGCCCGCAGGATCGGCCCCGTGTCAGGGCCGTAGATCAGGTCGCGAATGAGTCCCACGCGCCGCAGTATGCACCCTGTGTTGCATGGTTACGGCAACGTGGGACCTATCGGGTGTCCCGAATCGCCGGCCTGGTACTTCGGACCGTTGCACGATTGCGGCAATCCCGCGGCCTACCGGATCGGAGACCAGTCGGCCGCGGCTGCGCATCATGGCACGGCTCGCACGCCGCGACGACGTTGGTCGGGTCCAGCGCACGCCAGGGCGCGACCGCGAGCGCCTGTACGTGGTGAGCCTGCAGCCGTTCGGGCGGCACGGCACGGCCACAAAGGTCGCACACGCCCCGCGAGCGGATCTCCCGGGACAGCTCGCGCCATGCCCGGGAGCGGCGCAGCCTGTCGGCCGGCAGCGCGCACTTCGCGCATCGGCCACCGATCCCGGTCGGGATGCGACGCCGGCAGCCGATACACACGGTGTAGGTTGTCAAGGCGCGCCCCGGTCTCCGGGATCATGTCCTAGGCCGTTGGCCGGGTGCGCGTTCACGCGGGCACGTCTGCGAGATCCAACATCATCTGTCGGTTGCGGAGTAAATCGGACGCCTCAGCGTGCCACCGTGGATCGCGCTCCGCGCCTAGATAGTCCAGCCCGAGCCGGCCGGCAACAATCCCGATCGTCCCCACGCCGGCGAATGGATCGAGTACCAGCATCCCCGGATCAGTCCATGCCTGGATAGCTCTCCACGCGGCCTGTATCGGCGTGACTCCGCCGTGACGATCGCCGGTGCGGGCCCGCGTGGATGAGGATCGGTCGGCGAACGCCTGGATCGGCCAAACATCGGTACCTATCGGGGCCGCGGCCCCGACTCGGAGCCGGCCCCACACGCCCCACCCATGCCACGCGTACGGGATCGTGTACGGCCGGAACATGTCCCGTCGCCGGAACTCGGCGGTCTCGACGCACAGCCGGCGCGGTGGATCGCCAGGAACGCCGCCGGCCCACAGCGCGCCGGATCCGCGTATGACATACCGCACAGCCGGGAGCAGCGCGCGGACCTCGCGAACGTGATCCACCCAGGGCGTCGTATCGACGTATCCCTTGCCACCGATGCCGAATGGTGGATCGGTGATCACCACGGCCCGGGCGGGATCGTACGTGCCCGGCAGGACGTCCTGCCAGCGTCCGAGCCGGATGTCGATATTAGTAGATCGCATATTCCGGCTCGGGGACGATCGTCGCGGCTGCCTCGTACGCCAGGATCGCGCACACGGCGAGATCGATCGGCTGCGGCTTGTCGGCACGCTTTCGGATCACGTCACCCGCCGGCGTGACCTCCGCGTTCGCGGCCAGGATGTGCCGGCGGAACGCGTCGGAGCCATCCCATGAGTAGGCGCGGTTGTAGGCGCCGGTCGCGAACCGGTCCGTTGCCGCGGCCATCCGAACGCGGGCATTCGTGGCCCACTGCGTGACGCGCTCCGGGTACTGCTCTCCCAGCTCTTCGAGCATGTCCCGGAAGTAGTGCGGGTCGGCATAGAGCTGCATCACGTTGTAGGTGTTGAACGCCGTCTCGATCGCGGCGCGGACGTCGGCGCGTGGGACCTTCCATCGGCGGTCACCCTTCGGCCGTTCCCACAGTGCGAGCACGACGAACCGTTGTAGCGCAACGTCTAACTCCATGAGCCTGGTCGAATCGATTGCGAGCTATCCATCGAATCCGAGCGTGATCGGCGAGCCTGGCAGCAGCTCGCCGGGTACCACGTCGAGCGCGTCCCACGTGTCGGCCGGCATCCATGCGGCCTCCCGATCGGCCCACTGCCCGAGCCGGAACGTGCGGAACGTGTTCAGCCCGAATGTGGCGTAGTCCAGCTCCAACGCATCGCGCGCCAGGAAGTCTCCGAGCGCCGGATTAGCCCGTTTCCATGTCGCCGGCTTGCCCGGGTCCCACGTGAGCGGCGCGGAGTGTTCCACGAACGCGAAGTGTGGCGGCGGGTTGGCGCCCGTGGCCAGGTCCCGGTACCCGTACATGATCCCGCGATCGAATCCCGGCGTGCCGATCCCGAGCAGCAGCGACCGGGGATGCTTGCCGCCGGCGCCCTGGATCGCGACCCACGTCCCGGACTCCACGAACCCCACCTCGTCAATGATCGCGAACGTCGGTTCATAGCCGAGCGCGCTCACCATCGCCGCGGGTAGCGGGAACATCGATGCACCACGCCCGGGCAGGATCGTGCCCGGGTCGGATCGGTCCGCGTAGATGACGGCGTGCGGCAATAATATTGGCGACTTTTCGAGACTCTCCAACGCCCGGAAGTAGGGGATCGCGGCCTGGCGTTCATTCGTAGCGAGCGTCAGGACCTCCGCGCCCGGGATCAAGAAGAGCTCGGCGACGGCGAGCGCGCCCGATAGCCCTGTCTTGCCGTTGCCGCGGGAGATCGAGAGCATCGCCGCGCGGTTCGCGTCGCGGTCCGTGCCGTACAGCCGCCGGATATCGGTCTCCTGCCAGGGCCGGATCCGGAACGGCTGCCCGCGGCCGCGACCCGTGGGGACCTTCACGTATCGCTCAATGAACCGGCACACGCGGCCGGCGTGCCCGAGCCTCCCCGAGCCGGACCATGCCCACGGCGTGGTGCCCGGGTCCTGCCATTGCGTGATCTGGCGAATGCGTCCGCCGGCACGCAGCTTGCCGCCGGCAAGGATCTCGCGCCGGCGCCGGTCCTGATCGGTCTCCGGGAACGCTGCCAGCTGCCCGGGGACGGTCTCGACGGTCACGCGGCCGGCTTCAACCCATGATGCGCGCTCGATCGACAGAGAACGCACCACGCCTGCGAATGGTCCGCGGTGTTCGGGCAGGAACCGATGCAGATCGTGCACTCACAGGCGCGCCTCTCCCGTGGTCGGCGACGTTCCGGCCGACCGTTAGCGGTTTCGCTCATAAACGGTCTCTCTGGTGG